AAGGTAGCTTTGTCGAAAGTAAATGTGGAAGCCGTGATTGCTGAAGTTTCCATAAGTCCTGTGGTTTCTGCTTCCACCCAATCCGCTAAGTTATCGGCCCAAGAAGTATCCGCCACTGGAGTCACAGCAAGTTCGAAAGAATCTTTCCAATCCTGTTCGCTATTGAGTGCCATTACTTTTTAGCTTTCGATTGATCAGACAGTGTAGTAGGAGGTTGAGGTATAGTAGGAGGACCACTAGGACCAACTCCAGTTGGATGAATGTGAGCATCAAAAAATATTTTCCAAGTGTCCCCAAGTACAATACTTTCAGTTGCACCTTCACCAATTTCTATGAGGCCTGCTTGTATGACGAGTTTATCATCAGACCCTAAAATGTCTATCTTAGCCCCTCCTGTAGTAACCATTGTCACTTTATCCCCTAACCCGTCTATGGTAACTACTAAACCACTTTTAAAGGTAAGTGTTACTAATTCTTTAGGAGCTTCTGTGCTGCCCGCATCTACACTAAAGTTAATAGGGTCGACAGCTTCTGTGCCGGGTGTAAAATTGTTTGCTTCCGGGTCAAGGGTTCCACCTTTTATTCTGACATTCAATTTGCCATTCTTATCTATTTCAAAAAAGACACCATTATATTCCCAGCGAGTTCTAGGACCATCTGCTTTTGTGGCACCTGTATTATCTCCATCTAACTGATTTGTAGCTGCACCCACAATAATAGGAAAGCTAGGTTTACCATCGATGTAGAGAACATACACTAAATCTCCATCTTGCTCACTTAATTTCACACCTTGGGCACTGGTGAAAGGATTGCTATTTACTCTATAAACACGTTCCCCAAAGTTGTTTTCACTACCAGTAAGGTAGGAAGCGTCTCTAATATTAGTAACTTTTTGGCCTTCGTTCTTTCCCCCTATAACCAAGCCTTCGTAAACTATCTCAGGGTTCTTTGCACCTTTACTAATATTTTTAGGGTCGTCTGTATAGAAAATCTTTGTAAGAATAACCTTATAAAGTTTAGTATCTACTTGTTGAAATGAATCCTTTTCCATGCCGGGAGTATTGGCAGAGCGTACAGAACCATCATTTCTTCTTGCTGAGCCTCCCATTATTTATCCTTTACGAGGGTGCCCTTCTTTACGAAAGGTCGGGTTCTTCTAGCAACACCTCTTACATTATCCAAATCAGCCAATTCAATACCACGGGTTAACTGTAGAGTCTGGTTCCAATCTCCTACGCCTTTTTCATCAATAACGAATTCATCGGTGTACTCTTCTATATAGAAAACCTTATTTGCATGATAGACCACATCGTCACCATAGACTATAACCTTGCCCACACGTATGTCATTATTGCCGTGAATGACTGCGCTACCAGTATCAAAGAAAACTGCATTATTCCATAAGTCGAATTGAAATTCGTTATACTCTACCAATAGGTTTGCATCTGGTTGGCCATTGGCGTTTTCAGCTCCGGTCTGTTCTGTTGAAGTAGCAAACGTATTTAGATTGGTGTGCATTTTTCTCAAACCATGTCTACGTACACTCCCTTTCTGGATATGTGGATACTTCTTCCCCGTCTTACTTGTCCTATTCTGTAATATCTCAATATTTGATTGAGGTACGTTTAACGAGGTTTGAGCTGTAGTGAAAAAATGGTTGTACCTATTATGATCATCCTTGCCTAAGTCGGTAGTTATATTATCAATTGCTGCAATATCCACTCTGGATTCCGGATTTTCGGTCAGAGTTTTGTACATTATATCCTGGCCTATATTCCCTCGCAAACGAGGATACCCAGTGGAATCAAGACCCCACGGGATTGTTCTAAAAATCAATTGCGGTTTGCCTTCATTCGAAATCTCTGGAAAGAATTCATGGAGTTCCGGTAGTGAAAATTCTTTTAACCGGTCCCAAGCAATTCCATTGACATAATCCAAAGGGTTTACTATAGGAATTCTAGTCCGAGTCTTCCCGAAATTTTTAAGATCTGTGATATTACCGTAAAAAGAAGGTCCCTCATGCTCTGCTCCTAGAAAATCTAACATAGTTCTAGGTAATAACCATTGTGTGCCCACTTCGCCCAATTCAACAGATTCTTTAGTTTGTGACTTAATTACTTTTTGAGGGGCATAGAATAAATCATGAGATACAGATATAAGATCAGCTACAGTATTTGCTTGAGAATTATCTATGCGTTCTGTAAGTGCTGTAATTTGAGTTTCCTCGAATTTGAAATAGTTGAACCATAAATCAGTACCTTCATAAACTATTCCATAATCTCTACCTGTAACATTAAATTGTACATCTACATTTCCGTTCTCTTCAGTTTCAGTGGAAGGTGAGGCACGTTCTATATAGCAGATTCCCCTAATTTTCTCAGGTATTAAACTATTCTTAGAAATTTTCGGGAGACTTCCATCTGTAGGTTCTTCCGAAATAGTCAAAGCTCCATCGTTGGCCATGTAAATTAAGCACCAAGAACCCTCCATACCTTCAGCTTGCCAGTCACGAGTAGGGGCTAATTTAAAACTAAATTGTCCCGCAGCCTCTCCTATATTTTTAGTAAAGAGAACTGTTTCTTCCACATGATTAGTGATATCAAATGCCGATGACCTTGAAAGTACAGTAGTATCCTCTGAGTTGGCGAATCTATCAGTCCATTTGAACCATACTATCTGGCATTGGCCTCTGGCGTTTTTTTGACTATTAGGGAGTTCCATTAAGTGCCCTTCTCTCTACCACTGATATTTGTATTTGTGGGTTTGGCACCTTGGCGTTGAATCTTCATTAAAACTTTGTGGATTTCAATTAAATTCGCATTAAATCTATCTTCCTTCTCTCTGGCTTCTCTCAGGCCTGTCACAGTACCAAATTTTCCCCCACCCTCTCTTTCACGAGCTTCCAGACCCCTGCGACGTTCCATGGCTGCATCGTGTTCCGTTTTCATAATAGTCTGAAGTTGTTTTTGGCGTTCTGGAGTTTCCTTTTCGAATTCTCCAATATTTAAGGTGCCTGCTCGAGCTGCAGCTTCCTGTTCTTCAGCTACAGTTTCTACACCAAAGAAACCTAACAAAGCAGCCAAGAATTTGTCTATGTTCGCCAAATGCTCATTGATTGATGTGGCTAAAGGTGCTACCTTTTCTCCCAAAATTTCTAGGTTTGCTTGTTTAAAAGCCTGGGAGACCAAAAGAGTATCGGCTGTACTTTTGGAAATTTCTTTTAAACGGTCGAGCATCTTTTCTTGAGGAGTTTTCATTTTATCTTGCATGTCATCCATGATTTGTTGTCGTTTTTTTGGATCGGTAGTCTGAGCTGCCTTCCTTGCCATTTCAATAGCTTCTAAAGCTGCCACAGGATTTTTCATACCTGTAATTTTCTGAGCCGTTAGCATTTTACCAGTTACACCCATGCCGGAAGTAATGCGGTCAAATAAGCTGGTTATGCCCTGAATTCTCTCTTTAAAGGCGTCCACTCCACCCCGACCTGCACCTGCAGTAGGGTCGACAGCAATTCGCATATCTTCCATAGCTTTCATGTCTTTCGCACTAAGTAATCCCCGGTCTCTGATTTTTGAGATATCTCCTCCGAAGAGTCCCATTTGCATGCCGACCTGGGCACCCCCAAGAGTACCCCCGCCTACACCTTGAGTGGCAAGAGCCGACATAAAGAAAGCAGCTCTTTCACCAGTTGCTCCTTTCATAGCTTCGTCCAACCCAGTCATTACTTTCATTACACGTTCGGGGGACATGCCTTCTATTTGAGTTAATTGTTGCATGGCGTGTAAGGCTGCAGAATCTAAGCCTATTCCATTCTCGTTGATTGTGGTGAGCATATTTGCAGTGGTTTCTAACCAAGGTCCGACAGCACCTTCAAGTTCTGTGGCCATTAAAGTAGCCTGTAATTTGGCAAAAGTCTTTTGCGCTCCACTGACACCTAATTGTTGTCTGAGACCGGCTCCAGCACCTTGGAGTTGTTCCACACTAATTCCCAGACCTTTGGCTGTACGAGCACGCCCTGTAATTGCTTCTTGAGTGGCTCCACCTCGACCGAAAATATCAACAGCTTGTAATTGTGCTCTGCGAACATCTTCAGGGGACATACCTAAAGCCTGCGCTCCTGGACTTACCCCTGTGGCTTGTCGTCCACCTAAACCCCTACCGGTTAAAGCTATACGCTCTTTAATACCGCCTGAGAATTGATTAAAGCCCTGCATTCCTCGACCTATAGATAAAGCTCCCGCACCT